GTCGCCTTCTTCTTGCCATAGCCAGACGCATAGACAGCGCGGCCCTGCTTGGCAGCTTCGGCCTTGGTCTTGTAGACCTTGCCCTTGCTGCCCCAGCGATACCCGCCCTTGACCTTCATCACGGGCATATTAGCCTCCTAGAAGTTTGTTCATCATTTCATGGACGTTGCCGCCATCGAGCTTCATAACTTTGACTTTGACATCTTCGCCGTGTGGCATTTCCATCATCTCGTCGTCGTCATACATCTCGTCGTCGTCGTGCATATCGTCTTCGCCAATGCCAACCATTGTATGGTGGCACAACAGCAGGAAGTTAACCAACTGCTCGTCACTCATGTCGAGCCCGTCAGAGGTGTGTGCAAAACCCATTTTTTCCATAAACAGGTCTGCGTTTTCTTCCATGTTTTCTACATTTACTTCAGCCATATCGGCCTCCTATTAGGTTGGGCGCGGTGGTGGGCGCATTGATTGCATTGGTGCAGTTGGACGTGTCTGTGGGCGCGTTGGAGTGACAAAGCCTGCGTCAATTGCCTCCTGCAAGCTCATTACGTTGTTTTGAGGGGTAGGCGCCATTTCGGGCATTGGGGTGATCGCACCAGATTCTTGCATAGCCCTCATTTGACTTGGCGTCATTTGCATCTCGCCATCATCAACTTGGTAAGTCCCCATCATTTCAGGTTTTGGCTTTTTCATAATATCTGGGTTTGTGCCCTGTGGAAATGTGCCCATCTGCTCAACTGGGAACCTGTCCGTAGACCCATTTGGCCTTGGAATGTTCATCATAGATATTGCCTGATCAGCCAATGACTTTCTAATTTGAGGAGTTAACTTCTGCCCTTGAGAAACCATATCCATAAGAACCTTTAGTTTACCTTGCATTGCCCTTACATCCATAGCCGCAGCCGCTTCGCTTTCACGAAAAGCAGACGATGGATCAAGCATCTTTAAAATAGAACCAATTAACGTAAGGTCTTCCATTGGACCAGGAGAGTTTGTATCTAACTCACCACTGCGTATTGCTGAGTCTGGGTCCATGTTCATTTGCATTTCGTTTGGCATCACAGCCTCCTGTATTAATCTTCTGTTTCAATTATGTTTCCATCTTCGTCGATTCTCAATGTACTTTCAAGATATTCCGCTGGGATAGTCTCACCCTTAGAATTTATATACACTACTTGACCGTCTACCATAACTTTTTCTAAACGCTCATTAAAATCTATGCCATTAACCCACCTGGCCATATAAGCTGGAAGACCGGCGGCGCTTCCGCTTCTGAAGAACCTATCGTATATTTTGCTAACTGCTGGGGGTTTATCTTCATCAACAAAAGTCGTATCAACGGCTTCTTCAAGGCCATACACACTTTCTACAGTTTCGCCGCTTTCTGCGCCGTCGTATTTTATTACGCCATCTACAACCTCTTGGACGCTTCCATCACCTTCAATATAATATTCTGTTCCATCCAAAGCGCCAAAACCGCTTCCAGTTGTAATAAAGCCATCTTGTGTACTCATGCCAGTAGGATCAGCCTCGGCAGCGGTAGACTGAACATCAAATACTGTTTGAAACCTTTTGTTGTCATCAACGCCATCTTCGTTAGCATCGGCCTTGTAAGCATCATTTGTAAAGTCGCCTGTGCTTATAACATCGCCAACTTTATAATCTGGCATGGTGTAACCATCTTCACCATACTCTTCTACAAGCCTTTTTTGTTCATCAATGTCGGTTTGAGTTATGGTAATATCTGTTCCCGTAGAAGTAGGAGGCATAAACGACATTGGATCATTAGCAGCCAAAAATTGTTCGCCAAAGGTACTCATAGTAGATTTATCGAAGCCAATGTACTCACCCGCATCATTAAACAGTGGCGTAGCGCCAGCCTCTAATGATGCTATCTGTTGATCAACAATCGCCCTACGGTCATCAATACCAGCATCAAGCATTAAGTCGCCTATGCTGCCGCCAAAAAGCGAAGCCACTTGCGCTATTTCACCCACGATACCTTCCGGCATCATAAGATTTGGAAGGAACGACGCAAAGTACGCTAAATCGCTAGGCGGAATATCATACAGCATTTGTTTCTTTGCTATAGCCACGTTTTTTTCGTCTGGCGTCATGCCAGTCGTATCAATTGCCGCGCCGCTGTTAGGATCATCAGACACGCCATAAACGTAGTTTGATGTACCAGTTACTGTGTTAAAAGTCTCACCGCCGCCCGTCAGATCTATTACATTGCCGTCTTTGTCATAGCCATACAAAGTGCCACCCTCATAAAAGGCACTATCGCCAAACGTAAATAAGTTGGCAAATACCTCCCGCATTGTATTTTCACCAGTCATCTTAACATTATCGGCAGGTAGCGCGCCCACTGCCTCAGTGGTTACGCTAGTTGTGTTTTCCGCTACATCTGTAGTAACTTCGCCATTGCCTGCCCCTGTATAACCGTCAGCCGTTTTAGCAATAACATTCCGCCCATTAATTATTACTTCTTTATCAAGATAACCTGCGTCAATCGCATCATAGTAATTGGCAAAAGTAGGAATGTCTGTCCCTACAGTAGGCAGCGCGCCAGCCGTATCAATCCTGTTACCAGATGCGTCATAAACCTGACCCAAATCTTGGGAAACTACAGAATTAACTGGTACTTGAGATGCAAGGATTTCATTAGCAGCTATAGCTTCCTCTGGTGTGTTGTACCTCTCTCCAGAGTTATCTAAATACTTTGGAAAACTAGAAAACTGTGCCTTTTTAATAGTAATTCCATTTGCGTCAGCAGTAACTCTATTTGCTTCGTTTACTGTAGCTCTATTCTGACTCACTGCCCCTGACTGCGTTGAGTGAGTGCCGCCTGCGCTGTCTGTGTACACAGGCGCTCCGTTCACATACGAAAGGCCAACCCCAACCGCTTCCGCATCTGCGGCGCGTATTGCAACCTGAGAGCCTTCACCAGTGTTAAAGAAAGCCTCCTGCGCCTGCTCACCAACTGCCTCTAGTCCAGTATTTTTATCCATTAATATGTTATTTTTATATTCAAGATTGTCATTGCCATCGACCCAGTTTGCAAAATCCTGCCCCAGATTATTAACAGTGATTTCCTCTCCATTAACATAATGTTTATTACCAGCAAACGTAACAAAGTTTGTCAGGTTTTGGAGAGCAGTATTACTGCCAGTGTTGGTGGCGGTGTTGTCATTGTCAGCGGTGGTGGTGGTGACGGTGTTATCATTGTCAGTGTTGGTGGGAGTAAAATAATTAACCACGCGGTCTACAGTGCTGCTTATACTCTGCCCAATGGCATCTGTATTATAAGTGCTAGTATCATCCCAATGAAAACCTCCGTGGGCATAAGCAGGCACACCGTCAGGCCCCGGTAATCCAGATCCACCCATATCACGCAACATCTGCTCTTCCTGCGGGTTAATGTACGCCAGCATATGCGGCTGATTTCGGATCATAGTTTGCCGTGGGACATTGTTAGCCACGTTCTCTAGCGCGCCAATGCCTGTATCTGGGTAGACAGGCTCAGTTGGGGCACTCATTGTCGGTTGCTGGCTCTGCTGAACAATTGCATTCACACGATCTATAAAAGTATTGTTCATCACGCCCTCATTGGTGGTTGCTGCGGTTGTGGTTGTGCCCCTTGGCCACCTTGCGGTTGTGGTTGTTGCATCATGGCTTCTGAGATTGCTCCCAGCGCGCCTACATTTCCACCGCCACCCATACGCCGCTTAATCTCCATAACTTTATCAATTAGGTATTTTTCCATGTCTATTGGAGCTTTGCCACCTGGGGGCGGCGATCCACCCTGTGTGACATTTGACACATTGCCAAATAGGTTGGGATTAATCGGTGGTAGGCTGTACATTTTTTATGGCCTCCATCTGTATTTTAGCTGCGTTCTTCTCACGCTCTAACTGCAACTCTGCCTGCAACTTGGTGATCTTGGCCTGCATATCAGCCTGCGCCTTCGCCATTTCAATCTCCATGTCCTGGCGTGCCTCGGCCTTCTTGATCTCAATACTAGACTTGGCCTTGGCCTGATCAGCTTGAATTTGCGCCTGAGTGCGCGCCTTCAGTGCATCAGTCTCTAGCTTGGCCAGCTCCTGTGCATATTGCAACGGATTACCCTGCTGACCCTGACCACCGCCTATGCCGGCAAGTGCCTCAATCTGCTTCATCTGTGGAGCCGCCTGCACAACTTGTGCCGCACGTTGGCTAATCAGAAGATCCATCTGTGGGTCAACTTCGTTAAACTGGAAGTCTGGATCTCTGAAGTTTGGCATTGGCGGCATTTCCATCTGAATGCTGGCCTCCATGCGCTGACGATACAGCAACGCAATATGCTCTGCGATATGGGCGATCAAAATAGGCTGCATTCCCTTGGCGCCAGGATTACCACCCAATGACGGATCTTGCATAAACTGCATATGAACCGCGATATGTGAATCGTGATCCTGCTCTGGAAATGCCCGAATTGGCTTGCCGTACAATACGCTCATGTTCTCATCAATCGGGTCCATCTGAATGGCCTCTTCAGGCTTCTTCAGGATCTCGTCAATATTCGGTATTCTGATTGCCTCATACATCCGCTTGTAAGCGTTATACAGATCGTGAAGCTGCGGAGCTGATCGCGCCATTTCCAAGACAGCTTGTGCCTGCGCGATGCGCTGGGCTGTCGAGAAGATGTTCGGATCGCTTACTGGGACAATGTCAATCCGATCATCAAAGTCGGCGCGATAGATAATCTCCGCAGCCCCAGCCTGCGAAAAGCTGAACTCATCGGGGAGGTTCTCAGCGTTCAGCGCCGCAAGTAGTTTAAACTCTTGACCCTGCGCGTAATGCAGGCGCTTGTGAATTGCGCTAAATGCCTTCGATCCCTGCTCGATCAACGCAACCGTGGAGCCCACCGGCGCGTTCGGGTTCACGTCGCCAATGTTTAAATCTGCCGTAGAAGCAAATCGCTGGCCGGCATCCACCATAAATCCAAGCAGATTAAACAGAGATCCTGACGGCTCCTTAAACGGCAGTGGCATAATTGCCTTGTTTACGTCGTCAACTGTACTGTCGAGATCTACAAATTCGCCGGGGCTGATCTGCATATCGCCACCTTGAACGCGACCACGCAGCTTAAATCCACCCTGCATATTTGAGAACGCCGCACTGTCGAGCAATGCGCGCAGAGATCCAGTAGCCGCTTTGCCCAATCCACCAATCATGTGGTACAGGCCGAAGCCATAGAAACCTAGACCAGGGAGAAACTTGTAGCTCACAAACCAGTCGCGGCGCTTCTTCAGCTCATCTTCTTCTTTCCAATTGCGTCGAACCGCAACTACGTTCTGGCTGTCGTAATCAATCGTAATCACATACGGAATGGCCACTGCATTCTCATCAGTTTCGCCGTCATCCATTTCCTCGCCGTCAATGCCGTCAAACAGATCGTAGACGTGCATTTCCAAAAGCGTCATTACGTTGTCATTGCTGTCGTCGTACTGATCGACGCCCTCAATCTCACCAATCACATCGCCAGATGGGTCTATTGAATCATCGCCGCCGTACTTAGTCGGCAGGTAATATCCGTTCTTAACGTAGCGATTAAAGTCATTCTTCGGCATCCGAATGACGTGGGTGTAACGCGGACTGGTGTAGAGATCCTTGCTCTCCGGGGCGACCACAAAGTCTTCAGCCTTTACGAACTGGCTACACTGCCGATCCATGTTGGCGTCCCACCACACTTTCTTAAACGTGTGACCGATCAGCGGAAGGTGAAACAGCATCTGATCGAGATCAGGGAAATACTCAGGCATTTCCTGCGTGATCTGGTAGTTCATAAACTCACGAACTCTGCGACCTTGCTCTTCAATCTTCTCATCTGGCGTGCCGATTATGACGGACTTAACTGGGCCACCTGACGGATATAGTTCTGCGATTGCCTTGGCGTTAAACTGTGTAGCGGCTTCGGCAATCAGCGGATGCACCACGATGGACAGTCCACGGGTTCCACGCTCATCTTCGCCCTCATCCAAGCCACCGTCAGGATCTAAAGTCTTTAGACCTTCCTTGTAGCGTTCTTCCCACTCAGATCTGGCTGCACGGTCATTTTCGTAATAGCTAACAAGTTCTTGTGCTTTTCGAGCCAGTTCACGTTCGTCAATTGTTTCTGCCAGGTTGATGTCGAACTGTGCGTCATCAACTTCTTCGATCATATCTAATTCTGGATCTCCAACTAAAACATCGCCATTGGCAAGTTCCTCGACCATTAGATCGTCGGCTGGAGCGCCTTCGGCAAAAGGGATAATGTTTTCTGGGTCAGCCATAGAGCGTCATCCTTTGTTTTTCCATCGGTTCATCAAAGTCATCTGGGTCTTCACTGTGACCAACAAACCAACCTTTTCGCAATCTTAACCACGCCTGTGTACAGGTGTCTACTACGTCATCATTTGGGTGCGCCGGGAAGGCAGCACATATATCTATTAAATCTGTAGCCCATCTACGAGACTTTGGGTAGTATATTCTTCCGTCTTCCAAAAGTGCGCTGGATGCGTGGGCTCTAGCTTCCTTGTCCCGGTCAGGAGAATAAGCCAACACGGGCACGCCGGCCATACGCAGATCTTGTAGCAAAGATTGGCCAGACGCCTTCTTCTCAATCAGCACTGCATCAGGGTCCCACTCGTCGTATGCTTCCTGGGCAATCTTGCGTAACTCCGGGTAGCTGACCTTGTCGTACCAGCATTCCAGAACAATGGCGCACATGGCGCCCTGATGACGAAACACGCCCCATGTAGTTCGCGCGCTAAAGCTAGAGCTTTCCTTCGCCTCGAACGCTGTATCCCACGACTGCAAAACATATTCGACTTCTGGCAGGTCTTCGCTCTCCCAAGGAACCCACCAGCTTGCCTTTAGAATACCGCCGCCTTTGGGGCTCGGACGTTGCTGTAACTGCCCGGCAGATGCGTAAGAGCCAAGGCTCCGCTCTAAGGTGGACAGCTCTTTTTCGCCAAAGCGCCCCGGCCAAAGAAGTTCGCCCTCTTGAGTGCGTGGATCGCTGAAGCCTAAAGGCGAATGCGACGGCGTAGGATGTCCAATTTCGTATCTTGCCGGGAGGCATAAATGTGACCACTCGTCGCCCATTTCTTGGCATAGGTGGCCAGTGAGATCGTTTTCGTGGACGCGCTGCATGATCAGGATAAAGCTCGATGTCTTGGGATCGTTAAGTCTGGTCTGCATGGCTTGATCCCACCACTCCAGAACGCCCTCCCTAACTTTAGAGCTATCAGTATCTGTGACGTTGTGCGGATCATCGATACAAATTATATCACCACCATCCCCAGTGAGTGCCCCGCCGACGGATGTAGATATGCGGAATCCCGACTTATCATTTTCAAACCGCTGTTTCTGATTCTGATCATCGGTCAACTTGAACTTGTCGCCAAAATGATTTTGATACCACGGGCTGTCGATCAGGCGCCGGCACTTTGTACCGTCCCGGATAGACAAGCTAGATGCATAAGACGCAAATAAGAACTTTTTACTTGGATCTCTGGCCCAAGTCCACGCCGGTAGTGCAACCGCCACGCTGATTGACTTGGAGTGCCTCGGCGGCACGTTGATGATCAAGTGACGGATGTCACCATCAACCACTGCTTGCAGATGATCTGATATTGCGTCTAAATGCCAGTTGTCCTGGTACTCAACCCCCGGCTCAATCGTCGGCCAAGCTGCCTTCGTAAATTCCCTGAGACTGCGCCGATATTTCTCTGCCCTGACCTGCTCCAGTGTTAGATTTGATAAAAGCGTGTTCAATTGCTGCGAGTTCATCTGTACCGATCCTTGTAAGGTCGAGGGTTACTGTACGCTCCTCATGTATTTTTGTTTCTGTCTTATCCACCCAACCGGCTCGGTTCTTTAGGTAGAAGATGATAGACGGCACGTTGCGATCCACAGTGGCATTTTCAAAGAGCGCGTTGGTGACTTTTGAGAGGCCAACAGCCTTCCCTTTTTTTATAGCTTCCGAAAATTCCGAATATTCTGCCTGATAAAGCTGAAAGGTTGAGACTGAAATGCCAAGAACGCCAGCGCATTGTTCTTTGGTTAAGCCTTGAGCCATTGCTCTTTCTGTTCGTGCTAGAACCTCTTCGGTGACCTCGAACTTGGGTCTACCAACAGGA